TATCAGGTAATAGCCCTTCAAGCACTACATCATTTGGGCTTATAGGCAACGGGTATTATCAAGATATGTGGTTTAAACCTGATGGAACAGCTTTTTATTATGTAACTTCACAAAATAGATGTTATCGTTATGGGCTATCCACCGCATGGGATATAAGCTCGACAGTTAATTCCTCTAGCCAATTAGTTTTAAGTGGAGGAAACTACTTTAAAGGTTGCGCATTTAGTCCTGACGGGACGAAGTTTTTTACTTCAGAAAGTAATGGTAATACAATTATAAGGTATGACCTGTCTACGGCTTGGGATATTACCACGGGATCACAAACTTCTTCTGTATATATTGGTACTACTTCTAGTTATGCTGTTGCTATTTCTATATCATCTAATGGAAGACAGCTTTTTGTTAAAAATCAATTTAATTATGATAAACCAGTATTAACTGAGTATGAATTAGGTACGGCTTGGGATATCACAACAGCAACATATTATGATACGCATCAGATAGCTGATGTAGTACCAAACTCTTTCCGTGGTTGTTTTTATATGAGGCCTGACGGTGAGTATGCTGCATTTATAGGCGGTAGAAACACAGGTCACGTTGTTAGCTATTCTATGCCAACTCCTTCAGTGAGATAAGATATGCTTGGTTTTACTCCCCTTTCGCAAATTAGTATTTCTCAATCCTATCCTAGGTTTGATAAGTTTGTCGTATTAGGGACAACTGTACTTGCTCTATCCCCCGGCGTATTAGATCATACACTTGAAGCAAGCTTAACAATACCGTCTACGTCAGCATCTTTTTCAGTAAATGCATTTGGTGAAGTAGACGCACAAGCAACTGTAGATTTAGTATCAACACTAGCACAAACATCACTAGCTGATTTTAGTAGTGTTACAGGTTTAGCTAATACAACATTACCAGTAGCCACTGCTTCATTTACATTTCAGACACCTACTATTACCGCTGATAGTAGTACAAATATCAACTCCTTAGAATCTACTTTTTCTATTGCAGGGGTTGACATTACTGCAGATGCAAATATAACTACAGATAGTGTCTCTTCTGTTTTAGATCAAAATGATCTTCTATTTAGAATATCATCATCAGTAGATATACCATCTATACAATTTTCTATATTTGCTGAAGACTTATCAATAAAAGTAAATGCGTCTAGAGTTTTAGACAACCTATCTATTACAACAACTGCAACAGATGGATTACAAACATCTGCAGATGCTAATCTTGATTTATTTGCAGTAGAAGATACAATAGCATTAGTATCAGATGTTACACCTAAAGCCTCTTCAAATATAGAGTTAAATACACTTAACACCTTTTTAACTACATCATTATCTTTACCAGACAGACCCACAGCAGAAACATTTGATTTTACTGCTTATGCAAATTTATATAGTAGAAATCGCACTGTTTATATAGTATCATATGACCAAGGTAATACAGTGCATATTCACCCAGAAAACAGAACAGTTTATGTCGATAAAGATACACAGAGTTATACTGTGTATATCGCAGCATAAGGACTACTCATGTCTTATACTTGGCCCAATAAAGACCCAGATGAAATAATAGATTATAGTGTTGATTGGTCACGCTTCTTAGGTAGTGAGACAATTACTTCTGTTAGATGGTTTATTAAGGATGCTGATGGTAACAAAGAAGAAGCATCTGATGCAGAAGTAATTAATGGTCTTCAGTTTGTGACAGGCACTATTTCTGGACAGGTTGCCACAGCTAGATTTTCTTTAGGTACTAATAACATTAAATATACTGTAGTGTGCCAGATAACAACAGCAGGTGCTTTGCAATATGAGCGCTCTATCTTCTTGCGCGTTAAGGAGAAGTAATAATGGCATATGATTATATTGGTCTTGTAAATGATGTTAACCGTAGGCTTAACGAAGTAGAGTTAACTTCTGATAACTTCGCTACTACAACTGGTTATTACAGTTTTGCTAAGGATTCTGTTAACTCATCAATTAGGCATATAAATCAGGAAGAGTATGAATGGCCTTGGAATCACGCAGAGGTTATAGAAACATTATCGCCAGGTACTGTTAGATATGGATTTCCTGCTGATGCTAAAAACATTAACATGAATACGTTTCGCATTAAAAGAGATTCAGATTTAAATGTTGGTACTAAAAAACTTAAGCTATTAGCATACGAAGAATATATAGAAAAATATGCAGACAGTGAGTACAATACACAATCATCTAATAGAACCACTCCAACACATGTGTCTCGAACACCTAGTAGGGAATTTATAGTATACCCCAATCCTGACTCAGCTTATGAACTAGTGTATGAGTATTATAGAAGCGCTTATGATTTAGAAAACGCTACAGATGTACCAAACTTACCAGAGCAATATCGTTATGTTATTATAGATGGTGCTATGTATTATGTGTACCAGTTCCGTGGTGATACACAAGCAGCACAATTATCGTTAGGTAAATTTCAACAAGGTATTAAGCACCTTCGTAGCTTACATATTAACCGCACAGACTATTTAAGAGATTCAAGAGTTAGATTCTAATGGCTACACAATGGAATACATTTCCTATTGAGTTTAGAGGTGGTCTAATCTCTAATCTCTCTGCTCTACAGCAGGGTTCTAATGCTGTTGGTTCTGCTACTATTTTGCAAAACTTTGAGGCAAACAAAGAGGGTGGCTACTCTAAGATTAGAGGTTTTGAAAAGTTTAGTACTTCTACCGTACCGGGAAGTGGTCCTATATTAGGTCTAAAAGTTATTTCATCTGGTCGATATGTCGTAGCTCGTCATAACGCATCATATAATACTGTTTATTATTATGGTACTGGTACTACTTGGCAGACAATGGCTAACAACACTAGTACACTTACCAACGGCGGTAAAGTACGTCACGTGGAATTTAACTTTGATGGTGATGATAAAGTTATATTTGTAGACGGTGTTAACTACCCTGCTGTGTATAATACATCAGGCAACACTATCTTTTTCATGAACCAGACGGATCATAGCCCTGACATCTCAGGAGCCTTGCATGTAACTATTTTTAAGAACACAGCTTTCTATGCAGTAGGTAGTGATCTTATCTTTACTGCACCCAACACTGTTGATGATTTTAGTGTAGCTAATGGCGCTGGGACAATTAACGTAGGGTATGATATTACAGGTATGGCTGTCTTTCGTGAGCAGCTAATTGTATTTACTAATAGCTCTATTAAAAAGATTACAGGTAGTACATCTGCAGATTTCTTAATGTCACCTATCACTGATAGTATTGGCTGTATTGATGGCGATACAATTCAAGAGGTTGGTGGTGATATTATGTACTTAGCCCCTGACGGTATTAGACTACTAAGCGCAACAGATCGTATTGGTGATTTTGCTCTTGATGTTGCCTCAGATAGAATATTTAAAGACGCATCTACCTTTTTATCTAGTGGGTCAATTTATAGTTCTTGTGTGATTAGAGAAAAGGCACAATATAGAATATTTTCATATATTTCATCAGAGCAAAAAGATGTTGCTCGTGGCTTAATAGCTACTAAATTTATAACACAGGGTTCTCAAGGTATCCAGTGGTCTACCACTAAAGGTATTAAAGCTTATGTAGCAGATAGTAGATATTTTTCTAATCAAGAAATTGTAGCATTTGCAAATGATGATGGTTACGTATACACTATGGGTACAGGTAATAGCTTTGATGGTTCTAACATTGAAGCTATATATGAATCACCTTACATGCCAATCGCTGATCCGCAAATTCGTAAAACATTTTATAAGATGACTTTGTATACAGAACCTACAGGTAATATGCAACTTGATCTTAACTTAAAGTTTGACTTTGACTCACCTAATAATCGTTCTACAATACAACCTAATACATTGGTTATAGGTAGCACAAACGTGGGTGTTTTTGAATATGGCGCTGCCAATGCTAATATGGGACAAGCTGACCCTAATGACTCAACCCAAGTAGATACATCTTGGGCAGGTTATGACCCTAATACATTATACGCTACTTATGGTGGCGAAATAGATAAAGTTTATAATAAAAATGTTATAGGTTCAGGTAAAACAATAGCAATTCGTATTGAAGACAGTACAACAAACCCAACATACACTCTAGACACAGCTATATTAGAGTTTACTCAAGAAGATAGGCAGTAACATGGCGCAGGGATATACAAAAGTAGACACAGAAGGTAACATTGCTAATGGTAATGTTATTGACGCTGAAGATTTAAACGCAGAGTTTGAAAGGTTAGAAACTGCATTTAATGCTTCTTCAGGCCACAACCATGATGGTACTGCAGGCGGTGGTGCCACCATTAGTAGTATTGGACCTAGCTCAGACTTTGTGGTTTCTGCTACAGAAATTACAGGTAAAACTGCAAATACTCTAGATGTTGGTACAAGTGGTGTTCCTTTTAAAAATGGTTTCTTTGATGGTACTCTTAACACAGATATCCTTAGTGTTGATGAAACGTCTACCTTCACAGGTGAGGCTACATTTAATGGCGGCTTAAATGGTACACTAACAGGTGATCTTGTTGGTGATGTATACTCTACAGACGGTACAAGTAAGGTTCTTGAGTCTGGCACAGATGGTACAAATGCTACCTTTACTGGTGATGTCACAGGTGATCTAACAGGTGATATTAAAAACTCTGACCTAACAACTATATTTGACTCAGGCTCAGATGCTAGTTTAGCTACATATTATGGTACGTTAATTAATTCAAACAGCACGGTTATTCTTACACCTGGTTCTGATGCCGTGACAGCACAGTTTGAGGGTAATTCTAATACAGCAGATGCTTGGTCTTCAGCACGTACTGTAACGTTTGGTGGTACTGATGGTAATGGCGATCCAATTGGAGATGTTACAGGGTCATTTACTATTGATGGTAGTGGAAACATTTCAGACGTAGAGTTGACTGTTCAAAGTACTAGTGTCCCTGCAGGCTCTGTTTCCTTAGGTACAGATACAAGTGGTGACTATGTAGAAAGTGTATCGGAAGGAACAGGAATTACTATACTTGACACTTCTGGGGTTAATGATGATGGTGCAATCCTAACAATTTCTATTCCACAAGCTATAACAACAACATCTAATGTTACTTTTAATTCCGTTACAGGTGATCATAGAGGTGACGTATATACAAGCAACGGCGCTACTAAAATAGTTGATACTGTAAATACTATTTTTAATGGTACTGTTTCTTCTTTATCTAACCATGATACTGATGACCTTACTGACACCAACGCTACAAATAAATACTTTACAGAAGCACGGGCAAGGGCTGCACTTAGTCCTGGGACAGGTATTGGCTATGACTCCACTACAGGGGTGATTTCAAATACAGCTACTGCTAGTGATGCCACATATACAACTAAAGGTATAGCCTCTTTTGATAGTACAGATTTTACTGTTTCATCAGGTGCCGTATCATTAAATGATGAAGCCATACAAGATATTATTGGCTCTATGGTGGTTGGTAACACTGAAACAAATATTTCTGTTTCATATAATGATGCTACAGCTAAATTAAATTTTACTGTACCAGATTTTATACAATATAGTGATCTTTCAGTAGGAACTGAAGCGGCTAGTGGTGGCGGCTCTCTGTCTTATAACAACACTAATGGTATCTTCACCTATACTCCACCCACGGCGGCTGGCTTAGGTGCCTTGACAGCCCACCCAAACATCAGTGCAGCTTCTAGTGCAGATAATAGTGGTAACACTTTTATCCAAGATATTACTGTAGACGGAAACGGTCACATCACTGCTATAACAAGCGCTGCAACGCCCTCTAGTATAGATGCTGTAGGTACTTATGCTTGGCTGTCTAGGCAGAGTCAGATATATCCAGGTACTAGCTATTCAAGTGGTTTGGAGTATGCAGGTTTTCAGTCAGCCAACTATAGTGATGCTAATAATGCTGCCGTCATGACGGGTGGAGCAGTTAGCCCTAGTGGAACTTGGAGATGTATGGGTAACCAGCACCGCACAATGCCTGCTGACCACCCCTACTCCGCTACATTGTTCTTAAAAACTCTGGCTTAAAGGAAATCTAAATTATGCCTACTATAATCACAGAATACCGTAACGCCGTTTCCTATGCCGCCGATAACAGCCGCATGGATGTAGAGATTAACCATCCAGAACTAGGATGGGTACCTTACATGATGGATGCAAGTGTAACTGAACCTTCAGTTGATCATGCTGCCTTACGCTCTTTAATTGATACAGATTTCACACCTTATGTTGCACCAACGCAAGCAGAAATAGATGCAGAAACAGCGCAATCTGTGCGGAATGAAAGGAATCGTAGGCTAAGATCAGAAGTTGATCCTATCGTTACTAACCCGTTGCGCTGGGCAGACTTAACAACAGAAAAACAAACTGAATGGACTACATACAGAACTGACTTGCTCAACGTACCACAACAGGCAGGCTTTCCAAATACAATCACTTGGCCTACTAAACCTGAGTAAGATTTATGACGCAGCTAACACCCGAAGAGCTAGAAGATTTGCTAGATCGTGCTGCAAGGCGTGGTGCTAAAGAGGCTTTGGCTGCTTTAGGTTTGCATGATGAAGATGCGCATAAAGATATTGTAGAGATGCGTAGTTTATTGGAAGCATATAGAGATACAAAGAAAAGCGTATGGAATACACTAGTACGTGTAACAACAATAGCATTGCTATCATTTATAGCAGCATCAGTATGGATGCAAATAGGGAATAAGTAATTATGGCTAAGAAGTTTGCAGGGTTTACCCCAGAACAGCTAGGTAAAATTGATGCATCTCTGCAGG